TAACTAATGAACTACAAGGACGCACTAACACATCCTATTAATACTAAGCTTACTAAGGCTGAGTTAATAGAGATAAGTACATCATTACAAGATCATTGTCTTGTTGATGAGTTAACCGTAATACCAATGAGTAAGTATTACATAGACATACGTAATCGTTGGCATATACATGTCAATGAATCACGTGCATTAATCAAGGACGTAATCAATCTAGGACGTAGCACTAGACAAACACTAGCTGCTGCGATGGAGAGATTATGACTAAACAAATAAGAGATGAAGACATAGAAAAGCTAAGGCTTTATATCGAGGATGACTATGAACAATGCATGGAATTAGAAGTTAAACCTTCTGATCTCTTACTGCAGTGCATGGACGTACTTGATTCTTTATCTTGATTCTTTCCTCTTGCCATCTATATCCACTACGGTATAGTTGGCTTGATGAAGGACTCAACACCCTTCGTTGTTTATTTAATTAGTTATGCAATTCGACACAACACACGAGTACTCATTGAATGATCCTTCTATGTACTACTGCTTAGAGCATGAAGGTGTAGTTCTATATGAATACACATCAGGTTGTGAGAATCAAGTACGCATTACAGGTGTAAAACCTGAGAGTATCCTTAATCTTTCACGTAATTTCTTTTGTGCTAAATCACCTGACTTCCTCAAGGTTGAGAATAAGGAAGGAGAGTATGGCACTGATGCCAAGCTCAAGGAAATATATGAAGCATTAGGTACATACTTCAATGCAAAGAAAGTAGTTAAGAAGACTACTACATCTACTAAATAGATTCTCTCCTCCAGCCCATACGTGGGTTGGATGAGGGATTCATATCCCTTAGCACACCTATCTTATGGAGGTTAATTGAATTTAAATAGTGCTGAACTTATACATCTCATTGGTAGGTTTAACCATATCAATCTACGTCCCGAGTCATGCACTATGAGTAGCAAGGACGTACATACATTAAAGGAGAAACTACTCAATGAATATTATATTAAAGTTCAAGGACGCGGATACTAAGCGTAAGAAAAAAAGCAGGAAGAACCCTGTTAAGATACGGCAAGCTAAGGCCAGAACGAAACAGCTAGTAAGAAAACTTACTTCGACTAAGTAACACTTATGATTCACAATCACGAGGGGCTTATTAACTATAAGCTCTCACGATATGTCGTGCTAACTAATAAGAATGAGTATATCATTCAAGCCTCAGATGATATTGAAGCAGGTTACAGGGCTATCAATTTAGCAGGGTTACTAGATGAAAAACTCAAGGACGTAACGCCCTGCGAGGACGACGACACACGTGAACAATGGACACCAGGCTATGGCTAAACAAAAGAAACATTATTACCCAAACAATATCAGAGCTGTAACAGATACTGAACCTGAATACTTTCCATCCATGCCATTCGATGTGTTCTATGCACATTATGTACGCAATTGGCTATTACCAAGTAGCCATGAGTGCGTGATACGTGCGACATCGTTAAAGACTGGACGTGTCAAAGAGTACTCATATAAGTATCGCCGCGCTGCTGAGAACAAGATCAAACAATTAGTGAACACACATGAGTTTGTTGTGTGCGATCACGATTCAATTCACAAACTTTCACCACATCCACAGAGGTATAACAATGAGGAAACGAACACAAGAGATTAGGACTGCTGAACTAATCAAGGATGTAAATAAACATCCACATAAAGAAGAGCTACTTAGTATAATGTATCAACAGATACAAGATGACACTAACGTTGCTAGTCTTTCATTATAACCTATAATCTTTACTAATTAATAAATAAAACATTGAAACGCATCTCTGTCACTATGGAAGATTACCTTCATAAGAAGTTAAAGATCCAAGCTGCGACAGATGATTCAACGATCAATGACATTACAGTTGAGGCTATTAAAATGTATTTACAGAATAAATGTAAAAACATTTAGATGCGTTACATTTAGTACAAGTACCTAGACAATCTATAATTAATACTTATCTTTAACACAACTTCGACTCACCCAAATAAATGCAATTGATAAGCCACGGTAATTTCTATATGGGAATTGATAAAGAAGAATATTGTCAATTCGATATACATCTAGGTAGAGTAAGAGTAGAATATTCGTGTCCAAACTTTAACAAGGACGATGGATCCCAATCTTCGGAGGAAAGTAACAGACGATAAGATTGAACGCCTACTTAAGGTGATTAATCTCATTCGTCTTTATGACCGAGAAGTCCCAGCCCAAGTATTAGCTACGTTGTTTTATATCGGATCACATAACGATTGTCATAAGACAGCATTAGAAGAAGACTTAAACTTCACTACTGCTAGTAGCTCACGTAATACAGACAGGCTAAGTAAAGACCATCGTCTAGGTAAAGCTGGATTTGACCTAATAACCAAGGAGGTAGAAGAACAGAAACCAAGGAGGCAACGCCTCAAACTCACCCGTAAAGGTGAAGACTTAATGAATCAAATTAAACAAATTCTTTATGAGTAAAGCACTCACATGGGGAGAATGTTTAGATTTCACTTGTAATAACCGTGATACTTGGAAGCATGGCAACGGACGGAAGTCCGCTTTGTTATACGCTGGTATGTTCACAGAGTTTCAAGGACTAACATTCCCCATTAAGAACATCGACTATCCATTGATGGTTACATTAACTAATCGTCTCAAGGATAGAGGGTTAGCACATGCTTCTATCAATCGGTTCATATCCGCTGTATCCGTCGTTCTTAAGTTCACTAAGAAGATGAGACTACATGATGTTTCACTTGATTGGTTGCCATTTGAACGGCTTAGAGAGCATGAGTCTAATCGTACTTACTTCACCAAGGAGCAAGTACATGGCATGATTAACTTTGCCAGAACACAATGGAAACGGGATGACATTGCTGATGTCATTCAGGTTGCAGCTCTAACAGGTATGAGGCAATCAGAGATCCTCAACCTTCCTGCACGTTGGGTTAACTTTGACCTAAACGTACTTGCATTAGAGAAATGTAAGTGGGGTAGAGCAAGGACGATACCTATTCATCCTTTATTAGTACCCATACTTAAATCAAGGATTGAGTTTGCTAAACCAAACACAAAGATCTTTGGTGATGAGTGGACAGGTGATGACCAGTTAAGGCGTGCATTTTATAAATGTATGCATTACATAGGTCTTGATGAGAATGATGGGTATTGCTTTCACTCTTTAAGGTATAGCTTTGCTACATGGCACATGGCATCAGGTACACCCACTATTGATGTACAGAATATGTGTGGACACAAATCAATTTCCACTACATTAGGATATGCCAAATCAATGAGTGAAAGTCAACAAAAACATACGATGAAATTGGAGTTCTAATCTTCACAATCATCATTCTGCCGCGTCTATAGTCGGCTCAAATCTATTCATTTTCAGATTTTAAGTGCAATGTTTTTAGCTCGTGCTAATCTACCTCGGAGGGGAAACCCTTGCACCGCAACGGGAGTGTGGCGGAATTTGGTAGACGCACCAGACTTAAAAACCACATAGTCTTTTAATCCACTAATGTATAGACAGTAGTACCTCAAGGTCAAAAGCCTTGGGGTATCTTTATTTATAGCAATATCCACTTACGTATAGATTAAATCACACAATCTACCGCGCTGTTTTATGCCTACACCAGCTCAAATTGAGGAGCAATATATATTAGAAGAAGAACAGATTACTCAAGGAAAAGAGAAACTTCATAAACAAATTAAAGATCTTGAGGATAAATCTTACGCTTCTGCTTCTATATATGGTTCCGCATGTATCCAATCGATACTATTACCAATCATTGAAGAGATCAATGCAACAAAATATAAAATAAGAGAAGGTCAGAATGGAAAAGACTTTAAGGATATCTATCCTTATTTAGATAAAATTAGTGAAGAATCTGCTGCTTTAATTACATGTAAAGTTGTATTCGATAAGGTATTTAGTACAAAAGAGGGTGAAAGTAATACAGCGAAGGTAGTAAAGGCTATTGCTCTTGCTTTAGAGGCTGACTCTCAGTTACTCCACTACAAGGAAACAGTTCCAGGTTTATTGAATTGGATTCAAAATAAATATTGGCATGAATCATCAGGTACTCAACAGAAGTTAAAGGACGTAAAGATTAAGATGGGTCATTTTGATATTGATACTTGGACACCATGGTCAAACAAAACACATGTAAAGCTTGGGGGTTATCTTCTGGGTTGTGTAATGAGATCAACACAATGGTTTCAGGAATGTAATAAAAAAATTGGCAGGAAAACTCATTCAGTAGTTGAACCCACACCTGAATTTCTGGAAAAAAAGGATGAACTGATTTATATCGCTGAACTATTTTCACCTTTACTCTATCCGATGTTTATTCCTCCTAAACCATGGGGTTATATAACTGAATTTGATGGGGAGAACATCACAAAGCGCGTAAAGCATGGTGGCTACTACACAAATGGCTTGATGCGCGGTCATGAAATGGTCAGGCGAGGCGAGTCTACCCTTATACAGGGGGATAAGATTCCAGAGTTTTTAAACAAGATTCAGGAAGTCGGATACCGTGTAAATCATTTCAGTTACAACGTCGCCAAAGAATTAGAGAAGAGTAGGCGAGCAGTAGGTAAGTTTATTCCTATTGTTGAATGTCCTGTCCCCCCTAAACCTGTTGATATAGCTGAGAATGAAGCGAGTTTAAAAGAGTGGAAGGGTAAAGCTAAAGAAGCTCACAATAAAAATGCTCAAGCTTTTAGAAAGTCAGTAAGAACTAGACAGACACTTACAGCTGCAGAGAAATTTAAAGATCGAGAACGATTCTTTAATCCACATTCTTGCGATTACAGGGGAAGAGCATATCCCATTGCCTCATACCTCACGCAGCAAACAGACGACTTTGGAAAAAGTCTTTTGCTCTTCGCTGATGAGTCAGTAGTTAATGATGATGCTAAGTATTGGATAAAATTCCAAGTAGCAACAACTTATGGAAACGGGTTAGATAAAGATACCTTAGAAGCTAGACAACAATGGACTGATGAAAATATCAATCTAATTAGCCGTATAGCTGAAGATCCAATAGGTACTGTCCCTGAATGGGAAGCAGCTGAGGAACCATGGTGTTTTTTAGTTGCCTGTTGGGAGATGTATAACTGTGTAATTAAAGAGACTAAGGCGACTACATCACTACCTATAGCTATAGACGCTACATGTAGTGGCTTACAGATTTTGTCTTTGCTCTGCAAGGATGAGAAGACTGCAAAGCTAGTCAATGTAACCAAATCAGATAAACCTCAAGATGCCTATAAGAAAGTAGCTGATGAAGCTAGGTCTAGCTGTCCTGAGCACCTACAACCTCATATAGATAGGAAGGTAACCAAGCGAAGCGTCATGACAATTTGCTATTCGGCAAAAAAATTCAGTAACCGTAGGTACATCAAAGAGGCTTTAAAAGATAAAGGTATAGAGGTTAGTAAGGAAGACTTAAGTCAAACAGTTAACGCAGTTAGAGATGCAATGAATACTATAGTTCCTGGTCCTATGATGGTCATGGATTATATAGAGAAACAAGTAGTTAAAGCGTTAAAGGCTGGTAGAAAATACCTTGAGTGGACTACACCATCTGGTTTTAAAGTTCATCAAGAGATAATGGCTTTTGATAAGAAACATCCTGAAAGGATACGACTACAGTTAATGGGTGAATGTACTTTAAGGTTAAATAAGCTAACTGATAACCCAAACATAGCTAGACATAAGTCAGCTACCATGCCTAATCTTATACATTCACTAGATGCATCACTCTTACATCTAGCCGTACAAGAATGGGATAAACCTATTGGTCTTATACATGACTCTGTTTTATGTAGAGCTACCGATATGCCTGAGCTATGGATATTAATCCGTAAAACATGTAACAAGTTATTCGCTGAGAATGACTACTTAAAATCTTTTGCTGAACAGATAGGAGCAGAAGATAAACCACCGATTATTGGCGATCTTAAACCTGAGTCAGTAATTGAATCCACTTACTTTTTTTGTTAATGAGAAACATCCACGTCACACCTGAACCCGTAGTATTAGAGGGATATCAGGCTGTAATGAAGCCGAGTCAGTTTGGCTACAGTCTTAAAGCTGTAGTTGGACAAGACATGATTGATAAGTTAGAGGAAGAAAGAGTTGAGTGTCTTAAATGGGCTGAGTCTAAGCTCAAAAACCCTAAGAGAGCCAGCTTAAAAATTGAACCTTGGGAGGAGGTTAGCGATGGAAAATACATTATTAAATTCTCATGGTCAGAAGATAAAAGACCCCCAGTGGTCGACACTGAAGGTAGTCCAATTACTGACCCTAATACTCCTGTGTATGCTGGGTCTACTGTAAAGCTAGGCTTTATACAGAAGCCTTACCTACTAAGAGATGGTGTTACCTATGGTACGTCTCTGAAGCTCTCTGGAGTGCAGGTAGTGACCTGTCAGGGAGGTGCTGGTATAGATACTGGAGACCTAGATGAAGCTGGAGTAGCTGAGTTGTTTGGTAAAACTGATGGATATAAAACCAGTGAACCAAATGTAGAAGCTCTAGGAACTCCTTGCTCAGTAGAAGATGACTTCTAATGTTCAGGTCTGAGTTAGAAGAGAAGGTCTCAGATTTACTGTGTGAATTAAAGATTGATTATGAATATGAGCCAACAAGGATTCCATATGAAATACAACATAATTACTCACCAGACTTCCTGTTACCTAATGGAATTTATTTAGAATGTAAAGGATATTGGGATTCTGCAGACAGAAAAAAAATCAAGAGTGTAGTGGAGCAACATCCAGAGATAGATCTAAGGATGGTCTTTCAAGCTCCCTACAACAAGATCTCAAAGAAATCAAAGACAACGTACGCACAATGGTGTGATCGACACAAGATCCCGTGGTGTGCGTACCACAACAT